TATAGCTTGACATTCCTCATCATCTATCACAGCTCCGGGGGGTTGTGTCTTTAGCGTGTGCTGTAACTTTCTCCAGCCAGTGCCATAACCCAATCCCAATACGCAAGTCTTACCTACGAATCGTTCTACTGGGTCGGCTTTCGTTATTGTACGGTTGTACACTTTTGACGCAAAGATTGAATATACGTCATCACCGTTACTGAATTGTTGTACGACATCGTCTTGTCCTGAAAGCCAAGCCAACACCCTAGCCTCAATTTGGGACGAATCACAGTTAATGACCACGTAGTTGTCAGGGGGTAGTACTGCGTTTTTAAGTGCTTTCTTTTTCTTATCTCGGCTAGGAAGGTTTTGGAAGTTAACCTTGTCACTTCCGCTCCACCTACCTGTGTGCGCTCCATAATATTTAAGTGGGATGGGGAGTAATCCCTTGTTTCGCTTTCCAATGTCGATGAATCTTGAGATTCTAGACTCTTCCAGAGTTGATTTAGTTCCAAGTCTGACAGCACATAATTGTTGAATGAATGTATCTTCATGTTCCGAGAGTGCGATAAAACCCTCATCGTTCTTTGCCAAAGCAAACGTATCTTTTCCTGTTGTTGGACTGATTTTTGTTGGCGGTGTAATCCCATGCTCCGTAAGAAGTCCTGCAAACTGTTTATTACTCGCCAACTTCTTCCTAACAGCTTCTTCATCATCGCATTTGAGCCTTTCTTTTAGTGTAGCAAGGAGATCATGCTTCTCTTGTTTGAGTTCTTCTAATCGTTCAACTAGCAACGCATCATCGACCTTGAACGCCGGGAATATGAACATCCTTAGCGTCATATCAATAAGTTTTATCTCATCGGCGGGGAAGGCGGGAGCCATCAAGTGAAACAACTTGTACGTCAACTCAACGTCGTTCTTGCAATACTCACCGTACTGTTTAAGGTCAGCCGCCGCAAAGTCCTCTAGCTTCTTGCCTTTAGCCTCTTCAACTTCTGTACCTTTCTTACCTATCTCATATCTTTCAGCCAACGCTGCAAGACTTCCACCCGCATCAACGCCGTGGAGCGCCCGCGCCATGCTTAGTGTATCCAGTAAGAAGGCGGGCTTGATACCGAACCGCCACGCCAAGATCGCACCATCAAAGAGAGTGTTATGACATAGCAACGCCGCATCCGACCAGTCGGTTAGTTCTATCAGCTGTTTCTTTATTTCCTCATGCGTACCTGTAACCCAGCGTGCCGGTTCATCATCGACTTTAATGCCAACGCCAATCTCTTGGAAACGCTTGTCACGAATGTACTCTTCAGTCGTCATAGTACGAAAGCCAAAGTCCTGTGCGTAATACGTCTCGTAATCCAATGTAATTAAACTCATTTACCGCACGCCCTTTTCTTAGCTTCTTTTAAATTAGATTGAAACAACCATTGCATACATACTTGATCTACTTGCTTATCACTAAGTGAATCTGCTCCTGCTGCGTATCCTCGTTCGTACTCGGCTTTCATACTATCTTTCACGCCAGATACAACGCCTATAACTATCAGACTTACGCCAAAGAGAAGCCATACTTTATCCATTGTTCTTCTCCTATCGCTGTCTTGATGTTATACGTCTGCGTGAAACTTGTGATTTAACTTCTGTAATTCTTCCAGATAAACTTTCTTTAAGAACAGAATTTTTTATCTCACCTATTCGTAGCTCTCTTCTTATATTCTGTATATCGTTGCTTCTTATTCGTTCTGTGTTTTTCGCTCGTAGCCCGCTCTTACCTAGCCAATCCAATACCTTAATATCATTGGCGGGTTCACCGTCAAATAGTTTGTCGCTTAATGGTTTTAATTCCGCACCAACAAAACGAACTACTCTTTGTGGCATGAAAGGGCTTGTACGTATTAAATCTTTATCAGTGATGCAAATGTTATATGGCTTTAACCAATACCTTACTTCATTCAAAGTTAAATCTTTCCTCCACGCACGAATCAACAATGCGTCATAAATTCTTTGCTTTTCTTCTTTAGTCATAGTCATCTTCAATAAAGTAACTAGGCACACGATCTTCATTGCTTCTGCGGGTTTCAACCTTACGCATTTTCAACGTAGTCACGTCTGGTTGTTTGTATAGACCACGCGAGTCAGGTAGGGGAACTGGCTTCTTTTCGGGTGGTGATACTTCCTTCTCCATTGTATAAATTAACTTATTACACACGCTACACTTACGCCGACGCTTTACGCCATCATTTGTTATCTCTGTCTGAACTACGGGGGTCTTACTTCTACAGCAATACATAATCAAGTACCTAGCATAGAGAAAAAAATAGCGATTCAGGATAGCCTGAACCGCTATATAAAAGATTAAATGTGTGAGGAGAGAATCTCACGCTCGATGTACCACTTGGCTTTCTGTAAGTCCTCGACACGATTGCCTTTCAATCCGGCTCGTGTAATATACTTCACAGCGTTGCCCAAGTTGTAGTTGAGATTCTTAGCTTCGATAAAGTCAATCGTCTCAACACCCCCTGCCGTATAGTGTGGCGGTGAGTTAACCATGTCTGGTTGTCTATCTATAGAACTCTGCAAACGAATTTTTGGTCGTATTGATTCTGACGATGTTTCCATGTGTAGTAATTCTAATTGCTTAGGTTCGACTCTCTTAACTTTCTTCTTACGCATAGTGCTTTGAGCGTAATACACCGTATCAACGCTACACCCTAGTATCTCCGCAATCTTGCGCGGTGTCGTGTAAGCGTTAGTTTTTATGAATTGACGCACCTTGTGTGCGGTTGAATTTTTACGAACATATTTAGCCATTGTTAGCCTCTCTGTTAAGTTTAAAAAGATAATCGTTGCGATACTCTGTTGGCGGTGTCCACCCAAACTTACGCCAAACTTTTTGAACATCTGACCCCGCTGTCCATCTAAAATTATCATAGGGGTTGATGCTCTGATAATGCTCTACATCACGACCTTTCGATTGTTTGTATTTCACCATGTATTAACTCCATAAGGTTCTCGACATTTGTTTCATCTATTATGAGAGCTATGCCGCCACTCTCTCTTATCAACCGCAACTCTCTTAACTGAAGAGCTGTCGGCTTACCACCATTTGCTTTGTACTCAATCCCGATGAAGTAACCTCTATAACAACATACGTCATCGGGTACACCCGCACGACCATACCCACCAGAGAAAGGGGGAAAGTGATACGCCCCCATCTGGTCTAATATAATCCTGCCCTTCTTCTTTACCTTACTCTCCGGTGTTGCCATTTCTTGCTTTCATCATTGCATCAGCCATTTCATAAGCTCTGGCTGCTATATCTTCATAATCTTCTGCGTCACCCCAGTTATAACCTTGTGGTAACTCTCTATCCAAATCATTTTTAATCATTGCAAACGCTGTTTGTATAGACTTCGCTGCAAAGTAATCTCTTAACGTCATGCCTTCACTTCTATTATTTGGAAATGCTTTCATATCTTTTCTCCTCGTAAAGAATCCAACTCGTCTGCGGTTAATACTAAACAATACATCTCTTCGGTAACACGCCAACCAATAAAGTAAAACTCATTATTGTCTGGTGCGCTATACACATCTATGTTAGTGACCTGACCTCTATCTAACACTTCAGCATGGGGTGAACCATTAATCATTGATAGCTTATGCTTTAGTACAGCGGGCAAAGTATCTTGATCAAAGTGTCGCCTATGATTGTCACCAACGAATATAGTATGTTTACCGTTAACTATGTGTACTGGCACTCGATAGTGAGCATCACTATCTCTATGCTGTATAGGTGACAAATTAATTTCATTCATGAATGAATAGCCAATTAGATTTTAGGATACCTGAATGTGTCCAACGACCATTCTCATCGAACCCCACAGTACGCAACTCAGGAATGTAAGTGTCACCGATGTTAGTAAACAATCCGCTCTCCCCATGATGAATTTTAACTCCATCATTATTCCTACTCATCTTCTCTTGCATATAAACCTTGAGCATCGTTAGAGTAGGTATTAGATCAACGCACTCGTCAACGTCATGTATGCGCTTGAATGGTTCAGCGATAGCGCATCTTGATGACACTAAGCTGCTTTCATCGTTGATTGCCCATAGTGGTTCTAGTATTAACTTACCTGCCATGAAGCCCATATCATCACGCACCAATACACTCATAGGTTTACTAAACATATCAACCATTTCGGTTCTACGTTTGTCTCTCATAATATCAACTTGAGCGTATTTGTCAAACGTATCTTTAACTTTAGCGATTGATTCTTTTGGTAGTTCATCGATACTTCGATTGTTTAAAACTATCTTGAGTAAGCTATGCACTTCCTCACCACTAAAGTAATGACCACTCTTACGAATCTCACCATACGGTTCGGACATACGACAGATTGCCCCTCGTATGTTCATGCCGAATGTTCTATTAATAAACTCTTCGCTGTTCTTAGGTAACAACTCGTCTTTCTCTATGACCTTCATCAAGTGAGAGATTCTCTTGGCATAGTATGTGTACTTATCTTCCCAATGACGACCACGATCTTTAGCAACCATAGTCGCACGAATGTTATACGCATCGGTTTGTCTGTCTTTCCATATAGATGCAATAGGAAAGCCTTGCTCATCAGCGAGTAACAGTCTTAAATGATGATTACTTCCGACTGTCCTGCTAATAACTTTTAGCCCATACTTATGTGTAAGCTCTCTTAGAAGAGGGAACGCTTCGTGTTCTCGTATTGCTTCTTCAGTTATTATTGTGTTGTCTGCAATAGGATGCAGATAGGTTTGTATAAACATTTAATTTACCTTTCAGGTTATGGTGAATCACTAATTAAAGTTTGTCGATCTTAACCAACTTGCCTTTCGGCGGTTTGAAATTTCTATTCTGCGTGACCAACCACAGAGTCTCGACGCC